GGCTATATAAGTATGCTGAAAAATAAACTATTATCCATACCTAACAAGGTAGCACCATTGATGGTAACGGTAGAAAACATTAATGAGGCGAAACAAATACTAAAGGAAAGGATTTATGATTCATTAGATGAGATCGCAACAATCAACATTACAAACAAGTCACAAGGGAATGAAGGCGATACTACAGTCAAGCCAAAGGCTGTTGAAGCCACCACCAAAAATGACGATAAGCGAGTGGAGTGACCAATACAGGATTTTGTCACCAGAGGCTTCTAGCGAGGCTGGAAGATTTGAAACTAGCAGAGCCATTTATCAAAAGGAAATAATGGATGCCATTTCCGACCCAAGCATTGAGGAAGTTATCATTATGTCTGGCTCACAGATTGGCAAAACGGAAATGCTTTTAAATGCCATTGGCTATTACATTGCCTACGACCCAGCACCAATTTTATTAATACAGCCTACATTGGAAATGGCTAGGGGTTGGTCGCAAAACAGATTGGCTACTATGTTGCGTGACAGCCCTATTCTACAGAACAAGGTTGCCGATGTGAAAAGTAGGGATAGTGGAAACACCGTTTTAAACAAAAGTTTCGATGGTGGTCATATTGCCACTTGTGGTGCTAACTCACCAGCTTCCCTGTCATCAAGACCCATTAAAATTGTCTTGTGCGATGAAGTTGACAGATACCCACCTTCTGCTGGAACGGAAGGCGACCCTGTGTTGTTGGCAAGAAGAAGAAGTGCTACTTTTTGGGATAGAAAAATTGTTTTAACATCCACGCCTACCATCGCTGGTGCAAGTAGAATAGAATCAGCTTTTGAAAATACGGACAAAAGAAAATTTTTAGTGCCTTGCCCTAAATGCAATCACGCACAAGAATTGAAGTGGTCACAAATCGTATGGGAAAACAAAGACCCTGATACTGCAAGGTATATGTGTAAGAAGTGTGACTATAAGTGGACTGAATCTGAAAGAATAAAATCCATCAGCAAGGGAAAGTGGGTTGCAACTTCAGAGGGCAATGGTAGTAATATCGGTTTCCATTTGTCAGGACTGTATTCAGTTTGGATGACAATGGAAGAAGCAGTTAGGGAGTTCCTAGTTGCAAAGAAAATGCCAAACACTTTAAGGGTGTTTGTTAATACATATCTTGGTGAAAGCTGGGAAGATGAAGGGGAACAAATAGATGAGCAAAATATATTCAATAGGAAAGAAGATTATCTATCTAGCGAGATACAACAGGAAATTCCAAATAGTGTTGCTGTTATTACTGCTGGTGTTGATATACAAGATGATCGCATAGAACTAGAGATAGTTGGCTGGGGAAGGGATGAGGAAAGTTGGTCTTTAAGGTATGATAGAATTTATGGCGACCCTTCAGCACCTCACATCTGGAAACAGCTTGACCTGAAATTACTTCAAAAATTCAAACATCCGTCTGGCGTTGAACTTCGCATTGCATCAACTTGTATTGATAGTGGCTACCATACAAAATCAGTTTATGAATTTTGCAAACCACGATTTGCAAGACGAGTGTTCGCAATTAAAGGTGTGGCTGGTCACGGTAAGGCAATCATCGGCAGACCGACAAGAAATAATATTGCAAAGATTCCGTTATTTCCTGTGGGTGTGGATTCTGCAAAAGAATTACTGTATTCAAGATTAAGAATAAAGGAAGAAGGTGCTGGATATTGTCATTTTCCAAAACATTATGAACAAGAGTATTTTATGCAACTGACAGCAGAAAAAATTGTCACTAAATATTTTAAGGGATTTCCAAGACGAGAGTTTGTTAAAATAAGACCACGCAATGAAGCACTTGATTGTCGTGTTTACAGCATTGCATCGTTGTCCGTACTAAACACAGACATAAACAAGTTGGCTGAAAGGCTTGAAATTAGGTCAGAAAAAAAAGATAACAATATAAATAATAAACAAAAATCTAATATGAAAAAAAACAAGCCTAATTTTGTTCATTCTTGGAATGTGTAATGGTAAATCTTTTTACAGAAATACCAGAAATAGAGCCTAAAGTATTCTATAAGGGCGATACAGTCGTCTGGAAAAGAACGGATATTGGTGCTGATTATCCACCTTCAAGTCATTCAATGGTTTGGGAAGCATCATTGGAAACAAGTGGCTCAACAAGATTTTCTGCAACTGTAACAGAATCAGGAACGGAATATACCTTCACATTAGATAACTCTGCGACATCTAGTTATACTGCTGGTAACTACAAATGGTTTTTAAAAGTTATTCAAACAAGTGATAGTGAAACATTAGTCATAGATTCAGGTGACATAAAAGTTAAGGATAATTATTTTGCAACCACAGGCGATATTAGAAGCCACGCAAAAATAATGGTTGATAAGATTGAAAGCATATTAGAGGGAAAAGCTGATTCAGATGTTTCCAGCTATTCCATTGGCAATAGAAGTTTGTCTAAAATGTCACCAGAGGAACTAACCACTTGGCGTGATCACTACAGGGCTGAATACAATAGGGAGTTACGAGTGGAACGAATAGATAGAGGCGAAGGCACAGGCAATACTGTCAAGGTGCGTTTTGATAGCAACTAATGGGTATATTCGATAAAATTTTTAGGAAAAGAAAAAGAAGAAACTATGTTGGTGCGAACACCAATCGCTTGTTCAATGATTTTGTGACAACAACATTATCTGCTGATAGTGAAATAAAAGGAAGCATTAAGACACTACGAGCAAGGGCGAGGGATTTATCACGCAACAACTCTTTTGCTAAAAGGTTTATAAGTGCCTATGTGGACAATGTTATTGGTGCGAGTGGCGTTCACTTGCAAGTAAGAAGTCGTGACCCTAATGGAGTCATTGATACATTTGCAAACAACACCATTGAAAGGGAATTTAAGAATTGGGGAAAATCTGTTTCTGCCGATGGTCGTTTAAGCTGGATTGATGCACAACGGTTATTCGCTGAAACTTATGCAAGGGATGGCGAGGTCATTGTCAAACTCATTCAGAATTTTGACAACCCCCATAAGTTCGCCATTGAATTTATAGAATCGGATTTTTTAGACAGCGAATATAACGAACACAGCAAGAAAATAAGAATGGGTGTGGAAAGGAATGAATTTGGAAAGCCCATTAACTATCATTTTTTAAAATACCATCCTTACGATACTGCCTTTCCAACAATGGAACATTATGGAACGAATTATAATGTTGTTCCAGCAGAGCAGATTATACATTTCTACCATCAGGAACGACCACATCAAACAAGGGGAGTTCCACCACTATCAGTTTGTTTAAGGGATTTAAAAATGTTGGATGGCTACTTGGAAGCTGAACTTGTTGCAAGTCGAGTATCGGCTTGTAAGATGGGCTTCTTTAAAAGTGGTGATTCAAACAGTTATCAAGGCGAGGATATTATTGAAACCAACACACCTGTAATGTCAGCTTCACCAGCTAATTTTGAACAATTGCCTAGTGGCGTGGACTTTCAGGCATTTGACCCACAGCATCCGACAACTGCTTTCAAGGATTTCACGAAACAAGTTATCCGTAGCATCGCTAGTGGACTTGGCATTAGCTACAACACACTTGCGAATGACTTGGAAAGCGTAAACTATTCTAGTTTAAGACAAGGTGCTTTGGAAGAAAGAGATCATTGGAAATGCGAACAGAATAAAATAATTAATCAGTTCCACAACAAGATTTTTGATAGTTGGCTGGAAATGAGTTTATTAACTGATAGGCTCGAAGGACTACCAGCTAGTAAATTTAATAAGTTTAATGTGCCTGTCTGGAAGCCTAGAGGATGGCAATGGATTGACCCTAAAAAGGAAATAGAAGCATTGCAAATAGGCGTAGCCAATGGCTTTATCACTATGCAAGATGTTCAATCAAACTATGGAAGGGATGTCGCTGATGTCTTTGAACAGATACAAGTAGAAAAAGAGATAGCCGAGCAATATGGTATTGAAATGAACTTTGAGCCATTTGGTCAAAAAAAAGAAACCGATACAGAGGTGGACAAGGGTGGAAAGACGGAAGAAAATTAGGTAGAAAAATATTATGAATAAAATAAATAAGAAACACATTGAATCTATTAAGGAAGATGATGATACAGTTACAATTAAGTTTCATAAAAATCCAAAAGATTATGAAGAAGATCAAGAAGAAAACAAATCCGATAGCGAAAATATTACGGAACAACCCACTATGGAAAATGAAAGTGATATTAAGCAAAAAGACATACTCACGAAAGAAGGAAAAGAATCTAGGGTATCCACAAGTGATGAGGAATCTGGATTAGTTCACAAGGAAATGGAAAAGCCAGAAAAATTTGAAAGGGTATTTCATTTTGATTTAGAAAAGAAACAAAAACCGTTTGATGAAAAAACAAGAACGGTTGACATAGCATTTAGTTCGGAAGTTCCTTACCAGAGAAATTTTGGTATGGAAATTCTTTCGCACAAACAAGAAGATGTGGATATGGAATTTTTTAATAGTGGCAATGCACCATTATTATTAGACCACGATTCCACAAAACAAATTGGCATCATAGAAAAAGCCGACATTAGCGAGTACGACAAGATGGGTCGTGCTAGGGTTAGGTTTGGAAAATCCAACCTTGCTAAAGAAGTTTTTAATGATGTTCTGGATGGCATACGGAAAAATATTTCCGTAGGCTACGAAGTAACCAATATGGTTAAGATGAAGAAGGAAAATCAAGGTGATGGAACACCAGACAATTTTCGAGTTTCTTGGCGACCATTAGAGGTGTCTAGCGTTTCTGTTCCAGCCGACATATCGGTTGGTGTGGGAAGGTCAAGACATAACATTAACCCTGTTCTTTCCAATAAAGGAAAGGACAATAACTATAAGGAAAAAACGATGACTGAAAAAATCGAAAATCCGAAGGTTGAGGAAACTGAAGTTGATGTTAAAGCTATAACCGAAAATGCTCGTAAAGATGAATTTGCAAGAATAAAAGAAATAACTGCAATTGGTGGTAAACATAATTGTAGGGATTTGGCTGACAAGGCTATTCAAGCTGGTGATTCTGTTGCCGAGTTTAGAGGTAAAGTTTTAGATCACATTGGTACTGCAAAACCTTTGGAACAAAAAGACATCGGACTTTCAGAAAAGGAAAGCAGAGACTATTCCATTGTCAGGGCTATTAAAGCTATGGCAAGTGGTGATTGGTCTGATGCTCAATTGGAAAAGGAAGCATCCGATGAAGTTGCACGAAAAACAGGCAGAACACCAAGAGGAGTTTTTGTACCGTCTGATGTAAGATGGACAAGAGATTTGATTCAAGGAACTGCAGCAGATGGTGGACACTTGGTTGCTACAAATCTTTTAAGTGGCTCATTTATTGAGGCATTAAGAGCAAAAATGGTAATCAAACAAGCTGGTGCATTATTTTTAAGTGGATTAATTGGTGAAGTCGCTATACCAGCCCAACTAGCAGTTAATTCTGCATCTTGGGTTGCAGAAAATGCTGCTGTAACTGAAGTTAATACAACATATCGTCAGGTTACAATGTCACCTAAAACTTTAGGTACATTTACTGACATATCAAGACACTTAATGCATCAATCAACCCCAGCGATAGAAACCATTGTTAGAAATGATATTATTAAATCACTTTCTAATGAAGTTGATAAAAAAGCTATTCAAGGCGATGGCACATCCAATACACCAACAGGTATTTTAAGTACCTCTGGTATTGGTGCAGTTGCTATTGGCACGAATGGTGGTGCTGGAACTTGGGCTAAAGTTGTTGAAACTTGGAAAGAAGTTGCAACAGATAACGCTGATATTGGTGCTTTAGGGTGGATTGCATCCCCTCTACAAGTATCAAGATTTATGGCTGCTGCAAAAGTAAGTTCTTCTGATTCAGTAATGATTATGAACGATCAAGTGAATCTTATGGGATATAAGATGCATTCAACAACCAACTCACCAGACAACCTTACTAAAGGAACTTCAAGTGGAGATTGCTCTGCCTTGATCTTTGGTAACTACAATGATCTGCTCGTTGGTGAATGGGGGAATCTCGACATCAATTTAGACCCCTATACTAATAGTTCAAAAGGTGGAACTAGGATTATAGGATTATATGATGTTGATGTTGCTGTTCGTCACGCAGAATCTTTTGCTGCTATTAAGGACTTAAACGCTTAATAAACACAGGATAGTGAGGCGTGGAATTGACCACGCCTTTCTATTTATATAAGAAGGTAACTATGAAAATTAAAATTTTAAGAGGAACTGTTATCAAGGGTGCTGATTATGAAGCTGGTGCAATTGTTGATACAGACCAAGAAACAGGAGTTTTATTGGTTGGTATGAAAAAAGCAATGGAAGTAAAGCCAGAAGCTAAATCAGAGCCTTTAACAAAACAAAAAAAAAGATTTACACGCTAACAAAGGCGAACTGTAAAGCCCTAGTTGGAGTAAGATTAGGACTTTATGGAAATAGATTATCCAAAAGTAGAAGTTAAATGGATTGATACCGTCAGTCATTCTGAATGGCTGGACAAGGAACAAATGTTAAAATTAGTTCCATCCAATTGTAAAAATCGTGGCTACTTGTTTTCCAAAAATAAAAAGAATACTATACTGTTTGCCTCTGTTACATTTGATGACAAGGGCAAGGTTGATAATTATGGTGACATTACTGTAATACCAACGCCAAATGTGATAGAGATTATTGAGGATAAAGAAAATGGCAGTAGAAACAGACACAATAAGAAGCATATACTTAAACACAAATGATTATGGACAAGAAGCGACATACACACCGTCAGGTGGGTCTGGTAGTACGATTAATGGTATTTTGGATAAGGAGTCAGATGATATTGAATCTGGTGGCGAGGTTGGTGTCGTTTATTCTACCACTACTTTTACTTGCCTTACTTCTGATGTTTCTAGTGCTAGTTTTGGCGATTCACTTGTAACGGACAGCGTGACCTATACGGTTAGGAAAGTTGAGCCAGATAATAATGGTATGACCGTTTTAACTTTAGAAACTTAATGGTCGTTGTTGAGAAAAGGTTTAAAAATTCAAATGATAATTTTGGGCTTGACACAATATATGCTGATGGATGCGAGGGTGGCAAAAAAAGGGAAAAAGATTATTTTGAATATATGAAAAAAAAAGATGATGGAGTTTATGAATATAAAATAGAGTTAATCAATGGCACACATAAGAAAAACAATTAGGGAAAATATCGGAACAGCCTTGACAGGGTTATCAACTACAGGAACTTCCGTTTTTGAAAGTAGGACTTTTCCAATTAACTTTTCAGCCCTTCCAGCCTTGCTGATCTATACAAAGGATGAGGAAGTAGTAGATTTTTCACTAAAGACACCAAGAACACAATTGAGGCAATTGCAAGTTATAATAGAAGCCCACATCAAGGGTACATCCAACATTGACGACACCATAGACACGATAGCAGAGGAAGTGGAAGAAGCGATGGTTACGGATGTCAGTAGGGGTGGACACGCAAAAGATACAAGGTTAGTTTCCACAGAAATAGAGTTTGAAGAAGCAACTTCAAAGGTTGGACTAGCTATATTCACTTATGTTATAGAATATGCAACAGTTGAAAATGCTGTTCAAACAGGAGTATAAACTTATGAGTGAAGGAACAATTGTTTTAAAGTTTCCAAAATCCGATGATACCATAAAGGTGACAAAGGAAATGGAAGAATATTATTTGAAGATGGGCTACACACATACATCAAAAGTTGATAATCCAAAAGTAATTAAACTAAACCCAAAAAAGGATAAGGAGTAAAAATGGCTAATCATACAGGCGTTTCTGGTCTTGTTAAAGTTGGCTCTAATACTGTGGCAGAGGTAAGAAGTTTCTCTTTGGACACTACTGCTGAAGTATTAGAAGATACAACAATGACCGATACTTCAAGAAGTTATCAAGTTGGTAAAAAGGGTGCTACTGCAACTGTAGATTGCTGGTGGGATGAAACAGATACGAATGGGCAAATCGCTATTGTAGAAGGCTCACAAGTAGCATTGAATCTTTATCCAGAAGGTGCAGATTCAGGTGATTATTATTATTCTGGCACTTTTATTATAGGAAGCAACTCTGTTTCTATTCCGACTGATGGTATTATTGAAGCAAGTTTTAACGCAACAATGACAGGTGCTTTGACTAGAGGTACAGTCTAATATTTATTGTTTTTTAACAATTTTAATATTATATTAGTTGGATGAGCAAAAAAGAGAGGGCAATTAATTTTGCTACTGAACATTTTTCAACGCAAACAACTAAAAAGATTACTGTTCCTGAATGGCAAGATGACAAAGGCAAACCATTAGAAATATTTTATACGCCTATGAACTTGGCTGAAAAGCGAAAGTTATTTAGGTTGATGAAGCAAGATGATGTGGGTGCGTTAGCCGACCTTCTCATTATGAAAGCGAGGGATGCCGATGGCAATAGATTATTTTCGCCAGAGGACAAGGATGACTTCTTGTTTAAGGTTGACCCTGATGTACTTTCCGATGTCGCATCAAAAATATCCATTACACCACAGCCAGACGAACTAAAAAAAAACTAAACGAGGACAAGGAACTTGAAGCCATTTGCTTTTTGTCCGAGCATCTACATCAAACAGTTGAGCAGACCTTGAAAATGAGTGAAGCAGAGTTTAATCTGTGGATTGCATATTTAAACAATAAGAATAAGAAGGATTCAAAACTGAAAAATGGCTAATAAATTACATTATGACATTACTGCCAAAGACCGAACAAAAAGGGTCTTTAGTGCATTAGGAAGTAGCCTTAAAAAAGTAGGGAAAGCAGTATTCAATATGAAAACTGCATTGGTCGGTCTGGCTGGTGTTGCTGGTCTAGGCTTGTTGGTTAGGGCTTCTCTTAAATCAATTGACAATCTTGGAAAACTATCAAGACAAATTTTCATTTCAACAGAGGACTTGGGTGCGTTTCGACTTGCTGCCGAATTAGGTGGCACATCGCTAGAGGCGTTTGCCAAAGGTGCGAGAACACTTGCAGTCGGCATTAATGATTTTCTTGTCAAGGGTACAGGCATTGCAAAGGAAGCCTTTGAACAATTAGGAATAACAGCAGACGACTTGAGATCAACTAATGGTGACTTGTTTTCACAATTTGAAATGGTTGCCGAAGCCTTATCACAACTCAAAGACGGAACAGACAAGACTGCCATCGCCTATAAATTATTTGGTGGAAGAAACATTGAATTGCTGACTGCATTAGAAGGTGGTGCTGAAGGAATGAAACAAATAAAAAAGGAAGCTGAAAAGTTTGGATTAACATTATCGGCAGAAATGGTTGCAAAGGTTGAACTTGTTAATGATTCAATCGGAAGAATGGTATTGAGATTTAAGGGATTGATAGATCAAATGACTGTTGCTCTTGCACCAGCCTTATTGTCAATCACTAATAAGCTGGGCGATATGTTTGATGAATTTATTGATTCCAAAGATGGGGTCGAAACCTTTAGCAGATTTCTTATTGATAAAATGTTTGGTGCATTACAAATGATGATAATGATGTTGGGAAATGTTGTTATAGGAATTGAAAACTTTTTTAACCAATTAAAACACTCTTTACGATGGACAGGAATATTCAAGGACAGAATTGCAGAACTGACAAAACAACAAGAAGCCTACACACAAGCCATTGAATTTCAACAATCGTTAATAGATAGAGCAACCAAGTCAAAAACTAAATTAATTGAAAAACTAGATGATTTAAAAATACTATTAGCTGGGGTAGAATCAGAATTACAAGGCTTAAATACAGGTTTTACAGTTACGCAACTTGAAGGAAAAACAACAAAAGAAGTGTTTTCAGAACTTGTGGCGATGATGGAAAAATGGCGTACAACAATGCTTGGTACAACTTCAGTTTGGAAACACGCAACTGACATTATGGGCGAAATGAACGATGAAAAAAATAAAAGTAAAGAAGTAATAGAAGAACTTGAAAAAGTAGAATTGACATATATGGAAAAGATGCAAAAAGCCTACGCATCATATTATAAGCATAAACAGATACAAGATAGAAAAGATTTAGCGTTCCAAATAAAATTAAAAGAACAAGGCAACAAGCAACTTTTCGATGATACCAAGTCAGCACTATCGGCATTATCAGGATTAAACAGAGGAGCATTTGAAGCCTATAAAAGATTTCAAATTGCAGAGGCAACCATCAATGCTATTCAATCTGCCTCACATTTATACAAACAATATATAAGTATTTTTCCAGCTAACATCGCTATCGCTGGAATGGCTTTA